GGTAGAACTGTTCTGTTTAGTGCCATTTATGTTAACCCTCGCTGGTTACGCTAGCTGTATTTCAATCTGCTCTTCGTCTGACTCGGTCACAGCTGTAGCGCCTCCAACCTTATTCAGCTTCTGCTCGAGGGCTGTAAGAACTGTTGTGCGGGCTTTACCTTCCTTTTCGAGCTCAATAGCTCTACTCAGGAATTCGGCATCGAAGGTACCAGCGCGTAATTGATCTCTTACTCCGCGAACACCTTGGTCTAGTAAGTCTTCTGCACTAACCTTCTGAGCCTCGACCCTACTGTCCTCTTGACCCTTCTTGCCCTTTTCCTTAGGTTCGACTTTAGGCTCGGCTTTAGCATTAGGATCCTTGACCTTCATAATGTTGCCATGTTGTAGGCCAGCATTCAGGATCTGTAGGCTATACTTGCTAAGCTTTGTCTCATCGACTTCCACAGGACCAGGTTTCTGGAAGGTCAGATGCACTATTAGCTTCCTGCTCACAGGATCGACCAGTGACCAAAAAGCAGCTCTTGGTGTCAGTTTGATGAACATGATGCTCCTTTCTTACCATCTTCGAGCTTTGAGACGTTTTCGGAGCTTCTCTTGAAGCTCTTCTTCTCTCTCTAGCTCTCTGCGACGAATCGCTTGCCGTTTCTTGTTGTGCCTTTTTTGAGATGGTTTCATAAAGGCACGGCGTTCAAGCACATGCTTGATTGTTCCTTCTTTCTCCACAAGCTTTCTGAACTTCTTAACCGCGGCTTCGAAGGATTTGAATTCTCCAACATTCACACTAAGAGGTTTGAACTTTTCCAGGTAGCCGTTATCCAAATCCAAAGACATTAAACACCTCGATTCTATGCTGATGTAGTCGTAGTAGTCGTGGTTGATGTTGTAGTCGTGGTTGATGTTGTAGTCGCGTTAAAGATAGCTTGTGCCTCAGGGAGCATTACCGTGATCATATGGCGTTTAGACCAATCATCACTTGGTGTAGCTCCTAGAGCCTCTAAGCGAGCCATAAACCGCGCTTTACTCCAGTCAGTCTCACCAGTGAGACCGTCCATCGCTGAAAGCTGGTCGTGGAGATACTTCTTACTTCTATCTGCCATGTCACGATCTCCCGATTTATAGGCCAGCTGCTGCTGGGCCTAGTGTTAAAAGGGCCTTAACAAAAGCGGCTATGACGTCGATACCTATTACTGGAGCGAGAACACCTCCGAGTAAGGCCGCACCAATACATCCTACAAGGATATACTTATGCAGCGTCTTGAACTTCTTATCGTGGCAAGCTTTACAGGCTTCGCAGTCTTCAGCGTGCTCTTTCCAATCTTCTTTGCGAGAGTCATTAATCTCATCTATAGATGTCCTGACTCCATCGATGCATCCAGCTAGCTTATCGAACTTCGAGTCCAAGTATTTCTGGTGCTCGCCCACAAACGTCTCGAATGTATCCTTACTCAATGGCTCTGCCATTTTGATCTACCCGTTAGATACAACCCTGGCCTAGAGCGGCCAGGGTTGCTCTATACTAGGAAGTCAGCTTTAGCTGATCGGAGTAGTCGGGTCGATTTCGCCTACACTACCACTGATGTCAATAGTAGTTGAGGCGGGCAGTACCACGTGGTTCGGACGTACGTAGACGTTCTTAAGGGTACCGATTGCCTGGCCTTCGTTCAGGATCGCTACGGCATACCTTTCCCGAATCTTGATCTTGCGGATGTCGCGTGCAGGATCATCAAACTCTTCTGTCATGGGCTCTTCGTCCACGATCAGGGCACCGAGGTTGGCGCTATCGAAGATCATGATGTCCGTAAGCTTTGTGACCGGGTTGTAAGGCACAAAGGGGCTCACGATAATCCGGAAGGGGATTGGGAAGTAGGATGGCAGCACAGGAGCAGAATTGATATTCTGGCTATATGCGGTCAGCGGATCTGAGTCTGGATCGATGTTCTGACCCGGGCTGTATCCGAGACCACCCTGAGCTGAGTTATCCCATGGTGCGCGACCGGCTGGATTTCCCTTCCACGAAGCGAAGAAGGTTCCACCACCGGCAGCAAGAGCGAAAGCACGCAGGATGGGATCCTTAACCCACATGATCCATGTTAATGGATGCATTAAGAGGGTGTCAGGCATCCAGCCTTGTGCAATAATCTGTCCGAACGCGTCGAAAATGTCGTCCATAACAACGGAACCGTTGGCAGAGCCGTCGAGTCCGCGGCCATGGGTCACGCCGAACAGCGAGTTGGCGGGGGTCACATTATCAAAGCAAACTACACCCATTGAATTGATGTAGTTGAAGATCTTTTGCTCTTTGTGACGAGCAAGAGCGCGACCTGCAGCACGTAAGTGCATGCCGATGACGTCGTACTGTGAGTACTTGATCATCTCGTCAGTAACCTTCACGGCCACACCGGACTTTCCGATGGTCGCCGTAACGGTTGCTCCACCCATTTGGAGCTGACGCTCTGGATATTCCTGACCTTCAGCGATATCCGCGGCAACGAGGGCACCGACAGCCGGGAACGTAATCGTCTGACCGGCATGATACTCAATCCTTTGCAGGAGAGAAGTACCCACTAACAGAGGTTCGGCAGCCTCTTTGACTATATTGGATACCACCTTGGGGAGGAACATAGCGGCGTTGGGAACACTGATGGCGTCTTTCATTTCCACCCTTTGGTCGCCCTCAACCGGCATACCATTGTTCCGCCAGACGAATTCGTAGGTGGTTAGATCGTTGAATTCCATTTTAAAGGGATCCTCCTCAGTCCTTATCGGTTGATCAGGTTGATACGAACGACGCCCTTGGCAGCTGTTCCACCAGCATAGCTGATGTTATCCGGCAAACCATCGTTTGCTGAACCAGGCATCTGATCCAGTTCGCCCAGTCCTTCATAGGCTGTGCGCACGCGATCCAGGTAATCCTTTGGATAACCTGTGTCAATTGCCCAAACCTGGCCAATGATATCATTGAAGCCTTCTGTTCCAGCCCATTCGACCATGTCGGAGCTAGCGTCAAAGGTCAAGAAATCTCCAGGCAGTAAGGCAAGACCGGAGTCGTAAACACATGAGAGCTGTGGGAACTTGATTAAGCTCTTGTCGTCGATTCGTGGCAGCTCGATGTAGTAGTCACAAAGGACTGCAACTTGGTGCTGCCTGTTATAGTTGTGATGTGTATAATCCGCAGGATTAAATCCATCACCACCAGCCCAACGGAAGTAATTGTAAGGTGCTATTCCGATGGGGTCACTGATAAAAACGACCTGTGTGAGGTCGCCGTCAGCGTCGTCTTCATCTGCTGTTACCATGTCAATAACACGTTTTGTCACGGCACCTGTAAAAACTGCAGTGAAGAAGTTCTCCACAACGTAGTCCCCAGACTCAACATCGTTTCCGGTGTGTGTCTGTACTGGAACACCACTCGCTACTGGGTCCACGTCGGTGGAGTCGTAAACTCCAGCACCGGCAGTCATACCAGTAAGAGCATCAACAGCAGCGCGAGCAGCTGTCCTATTTGCTCCCTGGAGTCCACCATTGCCATCCCAGGCGGTCTTGTAAGCAGCGGCTTGCAGTGCTAGGCCAGCAGGGACCACATTGCCATCACTGTCGAGGGCAACTACCTTACCAGCTGAGACTACGTAGTAGTCTTCTGAGTACTTGTCGAAGCGGACAAGCTTCAGGTAATCAGCTGGGTGGAGTTCTTCCGCGGGACGAATACCTTCGGAAATCTCGATATTAGGAGTCAGGTTGCCCACGTGATCCCACGTTTTGTGGTTAGCGGCATAAGGTTGGTACATTACTTGTTATCCTCCTCGTGATTGTCTTCGAACTCGAGGTGTTCGCCGAATTTATCTTTCATGGCCTTGAGCCATTCACGGGCCACCTTCGGGCCGGAGCGCTTATGCAACTTGTTGAAGGTTGCCATTATGCTTTCCTTGGAAGGTAATTGCCCCTGAGATTTGGCGTCCCCGCCGTCCGTTTGAACGGTTGGATCTTTTACAGTCCCTTCGGGTTCACTTGCCATACCGTCGTTAAGTCTTTCCGCTGCCTTGTCAACGTCGAAGGCATCTTCCAGCTTACTAACGGAATCTCTCATCTCAGCGAGGCTATGAGTAGTAAACTCATCCCGAGCAGCGTCCACATCCTCAATGGATTCGCCACTTAGGATGCGTAGCTCAATAGCACGGTCGGCGAGACGATTACTCAACTCAGTTGTAAGTTGAATGTTTTCTTCGCTGAGGATGCGGTAATCATCCTCAAGCACCACTAGTTGATCCTTCTGGACTTCAAGCTTTGCGTCTTTGGCTTCTGCGTCAGCAGTAACCTCTGTGCAAGCTGGGCATCCTTCTACAATAGTAACCTCACCATCCTTAACTGTCACAGTGAAGGTGCCTTCATCGAAACAGTCTTTGAACAGGAGATTCAGTTCTTGTAGTTCAAGGTCCTTCCCACCCTTACAGGCAGGCAGGCTACTCCAGTGTTTGCAAACACAAGCCTTGATTCCACCAGGATTTGGAGCATGCCTTGCGTATGACAACGCAGAGATTGCACGCTTCTTTGTGTTGACCGGGTAGCTGCCCTTGGGGGCTCCACCCGCAGGACCACAGAAAGGACCTGTCTTGTATTTTCCTACGTTTGACCCGCCGGGCTTGTCTTGGGGACGCTTCTTGGCGGCATCTTCATCATCTAACAGGTCTTCAGTGTCGTCTGTTGCCTCAAGCAACTCATCGTCATCGGGAAGCAATTCAGCATGCAGGTCAATCAGGTCATTGATTCTTTCCATCGGAAACGCAAACTCTTGGCTGTCTTCCGTGGTGTCATCTTCTTGACCATCCTTGCATTCGTCCTTGTCTTTCCCATCCTCTTCGGAGCACTTCATAGACTTCTTTCTCCGATCGAGGACTTCGACGATGGCATCTTTTATCCCAGGACTGTCATATCCTTCCAGCACGGTTAGAGCAGCATCGATGTGCTCACAGTCATGCATTGGAAAGGACTTAGTCGTGGGATGTGCGAAGTCGGAAGCCTTAAGCAGGTTAAGAGTTTCCTCGTTGAGGTGGTTATCCTCAGAGAGGTGCTCTTTAACCTTCTCATATGACTTCTCGGGATCGAGGATGTCTTTGAGGTCGAGCAGTTCTTGATCAGCGTCTTGGGTGTCCTCGTCGCTATCTCCATCCTGCCCATCAGCATCCTGAGTTTCATCGTCGTCTTGGTCGGCGTCTTTAGTATCGCCCTCCGGGTCGTCGGCATCTTGCACGTCACCCTCATCACTATCGTCGCTGTCAGCGCCTTTAGTGTCGTCATCAGCATCGGCGTCCTTGGTGTCGCCTTCGCTATCGACAGGTTCGGTGGGCTCTGCATCAGCAGCTTGTGCGTCAGCTTCAGCGTCGGCCTTGACCTGTAGTTCAACTTCATTGTCTTCCAATTCGACTTCGATCTCAGTAGCCTTGTCCCTCAGCTTCTGGCTCAATTCGACTTTAGCATCGAAATACTCTGCTTCTTCTTTATCGCAGCAGTTTATGCTCAGAAGTGAGTGAGCCAGTTTCAGAGTCTCCTCGTCTTTTACCAGCTCTTCAGGCAGGTCCTTGGAGGTATCTTCGAGTACAGTCATAATGAGATCCAGAACTTCTTGCTCTCTGGTTTTTTCACTCATCGAATCTATAACCTCCTCTAGGGGTCCTTCAGCATCTTTGAGACTGATTTCTGCCTCACTTGCCATGTCCAAAATACACGCAGGACCTTTACAAAAAAGTCTTACGTCTACATTGCGAGGCTCGAAGTCAGAATCAGTCGCCATATGGAGAGGTGTTCCTTCCAGTATCTCGACGTTTTTAGCCTCCCTGTCGGCAGGCTTGTTGACATATGAAACCTCACTGTAGAGATGTTTGCCGGGAATCAGGACACACTCTTGGTCTTCATAGGTATTCCCGGGTTCATGTTCACACCACCCATCTGCGACCCAGTTTTGCATGCAGACACCACAGTAAGCAGCATCTGAGCTGTGTGCAGTTGACACCGTTAGATAACGGTTGTCTAGGACCTTCTGGATAGCATCGGGATCGGTTATCTCAGCTAACAGCTCAATATAACCAAGACCCTGATAGTCTTCCCTGTCCTGCCAGTTCTTTAGAAAGTACTGAACAGACTTCTGAAGGTCTTTGTCTTTCATTCCACCTACGTGGAGTTTTTGCATCCACAGATCGTTTTGTGGGTACAGATGAGTTAGGTCCACGTAACGTGCGCTCTGTACACGTCCGATAGGATCTTTGAAGTCGTCGTGGTGTGTAAGCACAGGCTTTTTATATGGAAGCACAAAAGTAGATGCACCATCGCGCATCCGCTCCGGCAGATAAAAGCCCTTATTGCCAGTTCTCAACCCAGCGTGTGTAGCAGCTATCTTTACGAGTAACGAAGCGTTAGACGTACTAATAGCGTCTGAGTCTTTGAACCGGTCAAGGTGTTTTGTAGCCACGACAGCTCCCCTAACGGTATCCGTGAAGAGAGAGCGGTCCTTGCTCATCGAGATGTCCTCGCAATTGTTAATAGTCACTTGTATAGTAAAGGTGACAAACGAAATAATGTTACGTGATTGCGTTTTTTCATACAACCACTGTCATTGGCGGCGGATCAGTGGCGTGCATTTTACATAGTTCTTGTGCCAAGCCATTGATCTCCTTCGCAGATAACTTAGGGTATTTCTTACGTAAATCCTTCTTTGCAGCATCCAAACACTTAGAATTCATCTTTTTCCCAGCACTTGCATCTTTTTTAGTGCCTGGTTCTAACGCTGCACGACAAATCCTGATCGCACTTGTTTTAATGCGTTCACTAGACCACGTAGGATGACGCTTTCTAAGGTCTGGCTTAACAGACATAACACAGCGCTCCTCTTTAGCTGTGAGATCTTCCTCTTCACCATCCATAAAGTCCAACATTTGTTTTTGTGTTGGCTCTGGATAGAGTGATAGTTTACACCCACAGTTGTCATGCCATGGTGGTAGATCTGATGCAGTGAGATGTTCTAAGTTAAAACGCTTACCGTGGAACTCGTCGCAGGTAACACATTCCACGTCTTCCTCTTCCGGACTACGGAAAGTGTATGCGTAGTCGTAGCCCATTAACAGATAGCCAATAGCTTGACCATACACTCGTGCTTGACGCTTAACAGTTCTGTCAAGGAAGTCAGCTCTGAACGCAAAGCTGTCAAGAGCTGAGCGGATATACGTCTTGTCACGTCCTTCGAGTGCAAGGGTTTCTATTGTGTCAAGTACTCTGTCAGTGAGCCAGCTAATCCTGCGGGAAGCATATTCCTGTAGTTCCTTAATGCGTACTCGAGCAATGGGGTGAGTGGCATGCCTACTGGCTTCCACATCACGCAGGCCGCGATAAAAGTAACCCCTGGTATGCTCGAGATACTTTTGGGTGATGATCTCATCAACAAAACGGCCCATAGTTTTGCGCCAGCCGTGGTCATGTAGATCAATCGTGTCCAAAAGGTCACGGAAAAGTAACAGGAACACAGCATCTTTGAATGCATCAAAGAGCTTCATGAATTTACTTGGGGATTCACTGGACTTTCTTTTAGTCGGTCCAGGATTGGTGCCATGTTGGTTGGTAGGTTGAGTTTTGTTGCCAGCAGACTTACCTCCTCGTGATTTACCCTTCGAAGGAGCTTTAGTCTTTTCTGCAACCTTCTTACTTCCAGCAACTGCGGGACTGCTAGGCGAACTCGGGTTAGTCTTGGTCTTCATAGCTGCCTTTGAAGCAGCAGTATAAGGCTCATCAATAGCCTGGATGATTAGACGCGGTTTCTCAATTCTTTCCCAATACATTTCCGCTTCTTCATCCGCTTCAATAGGCTCCTCTCCAACCTCCTTTCTCGCTTTAGTTAAGCCAATGACATGACCCTGATAGAGATTCACAGCATTAGCATCCCGCTTAATCTTGGCTTCAAGATCTATCTCATTGAACTGGAGATGAACTGAGTTATCATCGTCCAGTACATCAACATTGAAGGTACTCTCTAAGAGTAGTTCTCCTATAACAAAGAAATCGACGAAGAGTTCCATTACTTGCTGGAAGTCTTTTACACAGTCGATTAGGGCCTGAGAGAGAGCATCGGCCGTATTCCTATTGGCGGATGAGCCCTCGCCATAATCAATGGCACTCATTGAAAGTCCGGCCCAAACACGCTTCTTGAAGTGCTCTAGGAATGGATCTGCCCTAAGGGCTTTGCCCTGTGCACCTAGAGCTTTGATCTCATGACGTTCAGGTGTAACGATACTACCTTCAGCAGGCATATCTTCTACCTGAGCACGGATAAGATCAACCTCAGTGGCACCGTCTTCGTACACTCTAGCTGGTGCGTTTTCTGTACCTACTATATAATGGTAAAGTGGGAATAGGTGTTGGTAGACAAGAAGCTCGACGTCTTCTTCCATTCTACGTAGAACACGGACGTCGTCTAGAACGGGAACAGAGTCAGGTGTGCCAACAGCAAAGCCACCTTTGCGATCATGGTAGATGTGGATAACATCGGCCGGATCCCATTCTGGCCACTTGCCGGTCTTAGGAGACACCAGCGGTCTGAGTATCTTCTGTTGGTATTTGATTACGTGACCTTGCATGTCACGCTTGAAGTACATAGTCTCCGGTGGTACTCGAAAATATCCAGCCACGGGTTGTAAGGTTTTTCCTGGTATTTTTCTTACAGCTCCACCGGAGGCCTTTTTGTCACGAACCTTTATAATAAAGGCATTAGAGAACTTGATCAGGTCAGAAGAGATTTCCCTAAGTAGTAACTTAAAGGGGAAATTGGTTGCTCGCTCTATTTGAGCAATACGCCTCTTTATGTACCTGATTGTATTCTTATTTTTTCCTACCCATCGATAGCCTTCTTTCATCAGAAGCCCAGTCTTCTTTTTGAAAGCTCTGGCGAGATAGGAATCGGTATCAGCAGCCCTGCTGATCTCGGCTAGGTCATATTCGCCTGGTTGGAATGCGTCACGGCTCCAATAGTTCCTGTATCCAAGTACTGGACTTTTAACGTTAGGTGGAACTTTCTTGACACGAACCATTCTGCTCACATCCCGTGTAGCCGGGAAGCGCATTGGATTGCCATATGCATCATATATAATGATAGGGCTAGGTACTCTTACTGGGAGATTTGTTTTATCCATTCTTCTACCTTCCTCAAGTCTGCCTCATCAGTTCGGTTTAGACAGTTTGGAATAGAAATGGTAACGCCTGTACCTGCTTGTGCTGCAGCAGTTGCACTTTCTGGTAATGTAATCGCAGCGATCTGGGTATCGCCAGTACCAGGTGGTAAGATGGTTACATCGCCATCATCACCTACAATAATAGCGGCACCAGATTCAGGTGCGTAGTAATTCTGTAAGAAGTTAATCATATCAGGCTCTGTAAGATCTCTATCGGAACCACAGTCAAAGCCATCTTCTGCCATTTTGATTAATGCTTTAACAAAACCAATTAAACGTGCAAGGCGCGAAATTGTCATCGTAAGTGATACGGCATTCGTGAAGCCGGATCCACTACCAAACAAGAAAGCTCTTAGGTCGTCTTGTATTGACTGTAGCCAACTGTTCATGCGATCACGACCAGCTATAAGATAGCTACCTACTTGACCTAATCCGCTTTCAAGGGTATTAGCTGCATCGAGCAGCCAGTCTGCTGTGGTAGCTCTAGAGCGTTCTCTTGCTTCTCTTTCCTTAATATAGGCTTCTCTCTCTTGTCTTGCTATTTCTTCAGGTGATCCGGGTTCTCCTCCTGTCTCAGCGGCGATTGTTTCTGCGTCTTCAACTGTGATAGGAGTAGTTCTGCCTACTGGTCCTTCACCTGTTTGTTCGCCGTATTTGTATTTCTCGAGATCATCTCTTGCTGATGTAGTCTGGTAGTACTCTTTGCTTTGATCCCAAGACGTAGCTTTGAGAGCAGTAAAACTAAGCTGATTGTTAATTGCAGCATTAATGCTTACAGTAGCATCATCAAACCTGCCACCTATCTCGCCCTGGAGCTCTCTTTCTTCAAGTGTCTTTTGTTCTGCTTGTCTTTCGTCGAGCCATTTAGAATCTTGCTCAAACTGTGGTATCTTTGACATCTGAAAGAGTAAGCTCGAGATGATACAATCGACTGGAGCCATGATCATATCTATATATTGCTGTATTACACTTTCGAGGCCGGAGAGAAATGGCCCCATCATCATGCCTATAAGACTCCATAAAGCACCATTGATATCTATTGAAAATGATTCTAGCAATGACTTCCATAACCATAATAGCATAGATAAGATAGCTACTAGATCTGGTATACACTGAAAAGAGAAGAAATCCATTAGATCGCATATGTCAGAGTAAAAATCATCGCTGTTTAGGAGCTCCCAGATGTTTTTAAGCGTATTAAATCGATCTAAAAGGTCATTTTCAAAGTCATCCAGGAGGTCTTCCAGAGGTGCTAAAAGATCAACATCTAGTGTACGATCTAAACACGGGATACATTCATCTATTATAGATTGCTTGCCATCACCGTCGCTTTTGCTTTTCTTTCTTGATAGTGCAGATGATATTTCTTTATCTACGGAAGAGGTTTCGCTACTAGCAAGCGCTTCACCTTCTGCAGTGTAGCTACTTAGAGCATCTCGCTGAGATTCAGCGGTAGTCTTAGCAACTACAAGAGACCGTGTGAGCATAGCAAGAGCTATTGTTTCCTTGGGATTGGAATCAGCTAGCATCTTACGCTCGAAACAGCCTGCAGCCTGAGCGGCTTGACCTCTTAGGGTCTGTTCGTAGATGGTATCTCTAGCCATTATAGAACCTTAAATGGTTTAAGAACTATACTAGCACTGATGCGTGCGGGTAGTCCAGTTTGTGGATCAGTTCCTATCTTAGCAACGGTAAGCGCTTGATTGACCGCCGACCTCTGTAAAGGCGGCGGTGTAATTTGTGGGCTACTATATAAGCCAGCACCTATATAGTTATGAGTGTGCAGATCAACTATCCCCATAGCAGTAGCACAGTCTTCAATGCCCCTAAAGTCCGCAGCTATGTGCGGAAACAGGAGATCATAAAGCTTCTTCACATTTTGTTGTATAAATGTGTTTGTACTGAAGCCTTTAATTTTATCAAGAAACTCTAAGGGCATCTAGTTGACCTCCTTCCGCAACTAGCTCTCTTGAGAGCTCAGCTTCAAGCTCGAGGATCTTTCTGTAGTCATCATAGGAGATGTCGTCTTTCTGTCCTTCGAATAATGCTTCAATAGCAGCGGCGCAATCGTACTCTGTGGTTGGATCTACACGATAAACGAGCGTTTTACACCTTTTCTGGATTTCATCAAGTAGCTTGTTGACCTCATCAATAAAGTTGTCATATTGCTCAATAAGCTCTTGGGTTCTTTCAGATGGTGTTTTAGCTTCTTTATTAACTACATCGTCTGGGATGAGCATACTGAGCTTAGTAACCTGGCGCTGGACATCGATATCCACCTTACGCTCAAGCGTTTCTCTATCTTTCTTAGATAACTTGTCAGTAGACTCTGGTTTGTCTGCCATTAGGTAGCCTTCCTGGTTCCGTGTACGGAGATCCTCATCTTGTCAAATATAGCAGGTGGAGTCCCTTGAGGGATGATTATCTCAATCCATACAGGGTAGTAAGCTGTAGTGATGATGTCAGCATGAGTGACAACATTTCCATTAGGAAGCACATCAAACTCAGTCTCGAGTGGCTCAGAGTCCTGAGCTATCATTTTTGCTGTCCAAGAAGATGGAATGTTGATAAACTTCAATGTAATGTCTTCCATGTCTGCGTCCGTCTCATCGTTACGTACGAAGATTTTCTTAGTGATTCTAGAGTCTTGTCGACGCAGGCTACTAGCGGTAAGAGCTAGCGGACGTAACATTGTGCCCATG